ACTGGAGTTCAGACGTGTGCTCTTCCGATCTACGATGCGATTGTATTTGATAATGCTAAAAAAGCAATTTATGTATCTTACGTCCCAAAAGCGTAGCCCCATCAGGAGTGACGTTAGATCAAACGACGTTATCTCTTGAAGTTGGGGGCACAGCGACGTTGAAAGCTACCGTTTCGCCTGCAGAATCAAGTGACAAATCAGTTCAATTTAGTTCCAGCGATACGGCAATTGCGACTGTCACTCCTGTACAAGGGAAAGTAACAGCGGTAGCGGCTGGATCTGCAACGATCACAGCAACAACAGTAAATGGCAAAACTGCAACTTGCCAAGTTACCGTGACGGAGGGAGCTTAATAAGCTCTCTTTTTTGGAAGGAGGGACTTATGGCTTACTTGACTTATACGGAATACAATGAAATCGGATATACATCAATGACTGAAGACGAGTTCGATGAGTTAGTCAACAAAGCTTGTGATCTTGTTGATGTACAAACAAGAAATTTTTATCAGTTCAACGATCTAGAATCTGACATTGACTTTCGCAAATCGAAATTCAAAAAGGCAGTTGCAGCTCAAATAGAATATATGTATCAAGCGAATGCTACTTCGACACTTGAGATCAACAGTCCTCAAAGCTGGTCAGTAGATGGTATGAGCGTAACTGAAGCTAGCAGATACAATAATACAGGAGCAAACGAGTCGCCCTCTATTATGTCCGACGATGCTATCTTACTTCTATCCGGCACGGGATTGCTGTTTAGGGGGCTAGGGTAATGGGTTATTATCGTTTACCACCAAAAAAAGCGTTCTGTCACACGATAACCTATAAGGAAGTAATCGGAGAAGATGATTGGCAAAATCCTATTACCAAAGATTGGACGGTTGAAAACTGTTGGTTTAACTTTGCTTCAAAGTTTACTCGTTCAGGAATAAACTCTACTGATGATGCTCCAAACGCTTCTATCACCATGACAGATCGCTACTGTGGACCGCTACCAGATTTCAAAGTAGAAACAAAAATTGAGTTCAAAGGTGATGAGTTTACAATTATTACTTCTAAACCGTTGATTTTAAATGGACAGTCCATTGGTTGGCGACTGGAGGTAGTCTGATGTCTGGTATCAAAGTTGATTTAAGTGGAGTTAGGAAAAAGTTGTCAACTGAAAATTTTGAGCGTGGTCAGTTCAATATGGCATCAAGGATGCATTCAACGATGAACGAAAACTTTGTCCCTGAAAAAGACGGCGATCTTCGTAAAATGAGTAATGTCGCTCCAGATGGTAGTCAGATTGAATGGATTTCCGTATACACTAGGCGCCAATTCTATGCGCCGGGCGGTTGGAAGTACACGACTCCAGGAACCGGACCAAGATGGGATCTAAAAGCAGAAGCAATCTTTATGAGCGACTGGATAAAAGCATTTAAGAAAGGAGCCGGGTTGTAGTGGACTTTATAGAACGCTTAAATCAATCAGTGAACACTATTCCGAGCCTGCCACTCAAATGTGTTCTGGGTTATTTACCACCAAAGGATGAAGCTTTTGTTTTGTACCCGTTAGCAGGTGGCCAAGTGACCCAAGAATTCTTTGACGGTACAAAAGATCAAGAGTTGAACTTTGAATTTGCAATGAAGTCACAAGATCAGCAGAAAATAAGTAATGCACTTTGGCTTGTACAAAATTATCTAGAAGAGCTGTCGGAGCTAAATAGTTCTGATGGCTCTTTTGATTTCGACTCTATTAGCATTACAAACAAACCATTCATCAATCAACTGGATGAAACAGGAACCTATATCTTTTTGGTTGATATAAAAGCAAAAATCACAACTTATCCTAAGGGGGAAACAAACTGATGGCAAGAAAAAAGAACGCCCTACGGCAACATTTTGTTGCTGACTATGATGCAACGAAACCTGATACTAAACCATTGGAAGATGCCTACAAGAAATTTGGGCGTTACGTAACAACTATCGAAGACGATGGCGATATCCAATCGGAAGATTATTCAGATTATGACGGTGATGGATCTGTTTCTACAGATGTTACTGGTGTAACTGAAAAATGGAATTTTTCTGGTTATTGGGATCCGGAGCAAGAAGCTCAACAACTTGTCAAAAAGAAGAAACGTGCTAAAGGTGATGATCGGAAAGTTTGGCATAAGATCATTGAAACAGACGAAACGACAATTGAAGGCGTTGGAACTCTTAGCGAGAAGATCGTAGTCGGTTCTGGTGAAGCTTCTGATTGGGAACCTTTCAGCTGTGCTATCACTTATGACAAAACACCAGAAGTAACGGAACCAACACCCTAATGCTCCCCGGAAGGTAACCGGGGAAATTAAAGAAGAGGGATCTATTTCTCTTAGCTGGGATGCTATAGATGATGCACAAAGTTATATTGTTCATTACGGCAATGCTAATCAGTCAGAACCAACACAAGCTGTCAATATGGGTTATACAGAAACAAACTCATGGACTTTAGCGACTGGAGATGTGCCAACATTGGCAGCTGGAGATAAGATTTATCTCTATGTTCAGACGTACAGAGAAAAAGGTGTAGGCGCAACGGATGTTGAGAAAGCTCGTTATCTACATGATGGGCCTTATACCGGTTCAGCTTGGTCAACGCCAACAATTTTAACTAAAGACTAAAAGGGAGGGCTTATTGCCCTCTTTTTTTATTAGGAGGAAACAAAAATGCAATTTGAAATTAAACGTTCTGGATTTCCTATAAACATCGGAGGAATTGAGTTTTTCTTTGGAACAACAGTCGAGGAATTAACACGCTTTTTCGATGTTCAAGACGAAGTCGAAGAAAAGATTGCGCCATTGGTGAAAAAGCGAGAAAAATTAGTGATCGATCAAGAAAATATTACTAAAAGTGATGCTGAAAGTCTTATTGAGATCTCTAATGAACTTAATGCTATTCAATATGATGCATTATTAGGCGAAGGTTCATATGAAAAAATCTATTCGAAACACAACGATGTACTTCTGCTATTCGATTTGTTTGATCCAATCGCTGAGAACGTTGCTGAAGCAATTGAAAACGATGCGAAAGATCGTGAAGACAAATTAGCACAACGCAAAGCAAATATGCTGAAGAAGAAAGCTCTTAAAAACAAAAAGAAGAAAAAGTAGGTGATTTAGATGCGGTTGAATGACCCATTGACCACTGAAATTGAGTTTGAAGGTATTACGTATCCACTAGATCTGGCTTTTGATAATGTCTTGGATGTTTTAGATGCAATCTCTGATAAGTCGTTGATGGTTTGGGAAAAGGTTGATTTGGCGCTCAATCTCCTTGTAGGCGAATCTAATCTTACCTTCAAGAAACAAATGGAGCTTTGGGAGTTGATTTTGAATCGGCATATTCAGATCGGAAGTCAAGAGAAAGTGATTTATGACTTAGAAGGCAATCCTATGCCAACGCCTAAATCTTCTGATGAAAAAAAGAGTATGGACTTGGTCCAAGATGCTAAGTACATATATGCCTCCTTCCGTCAAATCGGCATTAATCTTTTTGAAGAACAAGGGAAAATGCATTGGGAAGAATTTCAAGCTATCCTAGAAAGCCTTCCTGATGACACAATTCTTCCAAAAATTGTTCAAATCCGTAACTGGTCGCCTAGTAAAGGCGAAAGCGAAAAGGAAAAAGAGCGCATGAGAGAACTGCAAGTCAAATACTCCTTAAATAGGGAGGTGAATGCTGATGGCTGATGGGAAAATTGTTATTGCTGTGGATGTTGATGGAAAACAGGTGTCTGTACTAAATAAGAATTTGGATCAATTGGAAGGAAAGTCTTCCAAAGCCGGAGCTTCCATAAAAAACATGGCTGTCAGCATGGGGCTTGTAAAAGTTGCCGGTGCAGCATTTAAAGTCCTAGCAAACTCTTTAGATAGTGCGATAAGTCGATTTGACACGATGCAAAAGTTTCCCAAAGTAATGAATGCACTAGGTTTTAGCGCAAAAGAATCACAAAAATCTATTGATAAACTATCCAATGGAATCGACGGTCTTCTTACTAAACTTGATGACGTTGTTGCAAGCACCCAGCAAATGACTGCTATCACAGGGGATTTGGATAAATCTACCGATACTGTTCTAGCCTTGAATAATGCTTTTCTCGCATCTGGAGCCTCTACAGAGGACGCTAGTCGAGGAATGCAACAATTTAATCAAATGTTATCAACAGGCACCGTTGACTTAGAAAGTTGGAAAACTCTTCAAGAAACGATGCCTTTAGCTTTGCAAAAGACCGCTGAAGCTATGGGATTTGTTGGCAAGTCTGCTCAACGAGATTTATATGCAGCTTTGAAAGATGGAACTGTAACATTTGACCAATTCAATGACAAGCTTATTGAGCTCGGAACTGGCACTGGAATGCTTGCTGACCTTGCCAAAGAAAATAGTTTAGGGATTGCTACTTCTTTTGGAAATTTGAGCAATGCTGTAGCCAAGGGTGTAGCCAATGTAATTACTAAGTTAGATGAGTTGTCTCAGGTTTTGACAGGTAAAACAATTGCTCAAAACATAGATAGTGTTAAAGGTGTCATTAATAATGCATTCTCAGCAGTCACCGACTCTATACAAATCGTTATCGATAATTCAGATCAGCTGGTATCTGCTATTGGCGTTTTGAAAGACACAGCTGAAATAACTGCCCCCTTTTTAGTGGCACTTGCTGGAGCAATGCTTTCATTAGAAATTGCTTCTGCAGTATCTACTGCGATTAATTTTCTAACTGCCGCGATAACTGGTCTAAAAATAGCATCGATGACACTGAGTAATTTAGGACTTGCCGGAACAATTAAAATGTTAGCTGGTTTTATGAGTCCTGTTAGCTGGATAATAGCAGCAATTGGTGCGTTAGTAGCATTATTCGTATACTTTTACAAAACAAATGAAACCTTCCGAGAAGGAGTTAACAAAACTGTATCAGTCCTAAAAGAAGGTCTTTTCTCTGCTTTCAACTGGCTAAAAACTGTTTTAGCTGGTGAGATCGGAAGAGCACACGTCTGAACTCCAGTCACTGACCAATC